TTTAAAGCGTGATTTAATAAAGTACGAAAAGACTAGACAAAGAAATATTGAAAATATAAATAAGAGGTGGGAAAATACCAAAAATACCACTGGTATAAATGGTATACCAACTGATACCAAAAATACCGTAAGTGATAGTGTAAGTGTAAGTGATAATGTAAAAGAAAATAATAGTATAGATAGCCGCAAATTAAAATTTGCTGCCACACTAAAACCATTTGTTGATGAATTTGGTAGAGATACTTTAAAAGATTTTTATGACTACTGGACCGAACCAAATAAATCAAATACAAAATTTCGGCAGGAACTAGAAAAAACTTGGTCGCTAGATAGGCGAATTCAAACTTGGATAAAAAACGAAAGTAATTTTAAACCTAATAAAAATAAAAACAATGAGCAACTTACAGAAATCACCGCAGCAGCACGAATTGCAAATCCGAGAATTTAATTTGAATCAATCAATAGCAGTAGCAATAGAACGCACAAAGACAGAGCCTTTTAATATTCAACCAATGGCTCAAGATATTTTATCGGAATTTCCTAAAATTTCAAATGATGAGTTTACTCTAGCAATAAGAAACGGAAGTTTGGGGAAATATGGAAAAACTTACAAGCTATCAACCCAAGAAGTTTGCTTTTGGATTCGTGAGTATTTAAAAGAAAAAAATAAAAAAACTTTAGTGATATGAGCTGGAGAGAAGATAACGCACTTAAGCGAATTTATAACGTGTTTAAGCGAAGTAAAGTTTACCAAGAGGATGTTAACGCACTAAAGTTAATTGCAAACAGCATCGATGAGCAAAATAAATCTATTGCAAACGATAATCTTTTATTCGCTAAATTACTTTCAATCCAGCTTAGGCAAAATTTAGAGCATTACGGATCGATGGAAGTAGCAATAAAAAAAATTGATGACGAACTAAAAAGACCTTTGAACTATCATTCTCAAATATTGCATACAACTTTTAATCACGTGGAATTTGATTCCTACTTAAAATCGATTGGAATTAATGTTAATTTCGTACACTCAAAAGCGGATGCTAAAAATAACGATGATATAATAATTAAGCAGCAAAAGGAAATCGCTAAAAAATTTATAAAGGATTGGAGTTTTGAGCAGGTTGAAAAATCATTTTACAAAACCGCAAATCAAATAATTAAAAACATTAACTACTATGAATGATATAAATTTTGATGATCTCCTGCAAGATGCTCCAGTTGAATTTAATTTTGGCCAACTAGAAAACGATTGTTTTGTTGATTTGTCCCTAGAGATGCCAAAGCCCGAAATTTTACTTTCAATCGGGCAGCACGAATATAAAAATAAAATGTATGATACTCCGATAATGACCGCTGGAGAGTTTTCGGCAATAGTTGCAGAATCAAAAGCAAAGAAATCTTTTTTAAAATCGGGCCTAATTGGCTGCTATATTGGAGGCAATGCCTCAACACTATTTCCAAACATAAAAAGCCACCGAGATAAAGAATATCAAATACTGGATTTCGATACTGAACAAGGCAAATTTTACACGCAAAGAACGTTTAGAAGAGTCCAGGATATTAGCGGAGCAGTTTATGAGCATTATAAAGGTTATGCAACCCGAAGTTTATCATCTGCTGAAAGGTTAGGACTTATCGATTATTGCCTTAAAAACCAAAAAACACTTTACAAAAAAGAAGTTAAATTAATTGCTATTGATGGAATTGCGGATCTAGTGGAAAACACAAACGATATTGTAATGAGCAAACAAGCTAGTGATTTTATTTTGAAGTGGACTAACGATTATAACATTCACGTGATAGCAATTATACATAAAGCGGCCAGCACTGGCAAACCTTTGGGACATTTGGGAACTTATGTGCTAAAAAAAGCGGAAACGGTGATCAACCTAGATGTAAATTCGGATCGAAGCGTTACAGTTACAAATCCCTACTCACGCGGTTATCACTTTGACCAATTTAGTTTTGATATAAACAAAAACGGACTCCCGTACTTAATCGAATAAGATGCCTAGATGCCTAAACTGTAAAAGTAAATTTACACCAACTCGTTTTTTACAAAAGTACTGCAACGATGAGAAATGTGTTGACGCTTCAATACAGTACGCTAGAGCAAAAGTAAAAGCAAATGCAAGTAAAGTATGGCAAAAAGAAAAACAATCGCTTAAAAGCGCCTTAAAAACGCTCACGCAATTAGAGAGTGAGGCAAAAAAATCATTCCAAAAGTTTATTAGGCTTCGAGATGCCGATTTGGATTGTATTTCCTGTGGCATTAAAACCACCGAGTTATGGGATGGAGGGCATTATAAAAAAGCGGAGATATATTCAGGCGTTATTTTTAACGAAATGAACTGCCACAAACAATGCCGAAAGTGCAATCGGTTTTTAAATGGTAACGAATTGAATTATAGATTAGGTTTAATTGCTAGATATGGAGAACAATATGCAAATGATATAGAGCAACTGGCAAATGATACTAGGCAGATGAAGTTTACACGTGAGCAGCTAATTGCTAAAAAGTTACAGTACGATATTAAATGCAAAGAACTGTTAAAATTGAAATAAAATTAGTTTAATAAAAAAATTCTTTTAATATTTGTTCAAACATTAAAAATTTACATTATGAGAAAACAATTTTACATCTGGACACAAGAGAACCAGCACTCTGAAAATTATTACAGAACCGAAGAACAAGCTAAAATTAGAGCAGAGTTAAAAGGTTACAAAAATTACGAAATTCGAGAAGTTTATACGTTATGATTTACAGAGATTACAACATCGAGCGAGATTATACATCAAGTGAATTAGTCTTTGATTTCTTTTGGGATAAAGAGTATATGGGAACAGGAACAAGTATTGAACATTGTCAAAAGCAAATCGATCGTTTATGGATTATAGAAGCCTCAATTTAACATCAACGCCTCAACTTTCAAAATTAGGCAGACCTTACCGCTTATTAAGTATTGCTAAAAATTTACAAATGTCAAGTAAATGGATCAATAAACTTGAACATTGGCATTGGTACTATTTTTTTATTTACACCGATGATTTGAGCCTATTTGGTTTTGAATTTGATTACAACGATAATTTTGTACAAAAGTTTAATCACGAGGGAACTCGGAAAATATTAGATAATTTATGAGTGATATTTCAAAATGTAACGATAACCTTTGTCCCTCAAAAGAAATTTGTTATCGGTTTACTTCTCCAGTTGATGAATTTCGGCAAGGATGGATAAACACCAACCGAGAAGCGGATGCATACAACTGCGATTTATTTTGGCATAACAATAAATGTAAATACTGCGGGCAAGATCAATATAATCACAAATTAAGTTGCGCCAGTCAGAGAGCCACAATTTTAATGAATTTAAAAAAGAAATAATATGACACCATTACACTACACCTCTGGACAAGAGTACGATCTTATCGATGTCGCACTTAATTACAACCTTAATTTTTTCCGATTTAATGTACTAAAATACATTTGCCGCGCTGGTAAAAAACAAAACGAATTACAAGATTTAGAAAAGGCAGTTGACTACCTCCAAAGAGAAATTAAAAATATTAGAGAAAAACAAAATTTAGAAAATGAGCGATAACAATTTAATTTTAGAAGAAGCAATTTTTAAATTTTCTCAAGACGGGAATTGCGTAAATGGTACAGATGATTGCGAATTTTTAGAAATTAGAGCAGTTAGTAGCTTAGGAATTGATCGAGATAACGAATGTTTTTTTGAATTAAGAACTAGAAAATGGAGTATTGATAGTTCAGAAGATATTTTAAATTTAACCAATAGAATAGAACAAATAATTTTAAAAACTAAAATATGATTGCAGTAATTACAACCGATAGGGAAATTTTTAAAAATTTTCTAATCCAAGAAAATTTAACCTTTAAAGATGCAAGACAAATTTGCAGAAAATCAGATTTAGATAACACCGTTTACGATTTTAAAGTTGACCTCGATCCAAAGTCAAATGTTACCGACTGGGTGCGCTCAAGAATAATTACAAAAGAATTAGAAAAGAATTAGAAAAGAATTTATAACTTTGAATGATGAAGCCAGCAGTTGAAGTTATATTTAATTCCATATTAAAGGCAGCGACTTTTGATTATGATTATACTTATGCTTTTAATTGCAGTTTAGACGTACCTTACAAAAAAGAAACGTATTTAGGTTTTAAAGTTATAAAGTGGAGATTATTAGAAAAAAATACAATTATTTTTACACAATCATTTATGCCTGAATTAATAAATTATGAATAAAGATAAATTTTGGTACAATCAAATTTGCATTGATTACATTCCATTTGATTTGTATGAAAAAGTAACGGTAAAAGATTTATTGCAATGGTCAGATTTTTTGTATAAAATTAATTTTAGCAATATGAATGATGTTTATTGTTATTTAAATGAAAAAATAAGTACAATGTGATACACGAACTTGCACAACGAGACAGCGACTGGCGATTAATGGCTTTCAAGATTACGAAAGACAAAGACCTTGCTGACGAAATTGTGCAGGAGATGTACTTAAAAGCTCACACGTTCAAAAACATAAATAATTCGTACATTTACACCATCTTAAGAAACTTATTTTACGATAGTTTAAAGACAAAAGAAATACTAGTCGATGACTTTACAAGGTTTGAGATTATTGATGATGAATACATAACGCTCCCGGAGTTTGATGAAATCTCAAAGCGATTAACGTGGTACGAAAAAACAATGTTTGTTTGCTCAACATTGGAGGGGCAAAGACCATTCTCAAGGCAAACGGGAATTCACATCCAAACAGTTCACAGAATTAATAAAATGGTAAAAGAGAAATTAATATGCGTAGTAAAAAACCAAAACTCGGAACAATAGTAAAAGAGATTGCAGAGGCAGTTGGAATTAAGCAATGTGCCAAATGTGAAGACAGACAATTTACAATGGATAAATGGACTCACAAAAAACCTATTTGTAAAATCGATTGTAAAGACTGCGAATCGTTTAATAGTGATAATGCTAATATTCCAGCACTATACTTAAAATACTTCGGATTGGATAACACCAACACCAAAAGCGAAAAGGTAAAAGCGATAATGGTTAAGGATTTAAATAAATTGTTTAACGATGGGAATTAGGAAAATTTCAGAGATTAAATTAAACCCGAACAATCCTAGACTTATCAAAGACGATAAGTTTAAAAAGCTAGTTCAGTCAGTTAAAGACTTTCCGGAAATGCTAAACATCCGCCCGATAGTAGTTAATCAAGATATGATTATACTCGGAGGAAATATGCGTTACAAAGCCTGCAAAGAAGCTGGACTCAAAGAAATACCAGTTATAATTACCGACTTAACAGAAGAGCAGCAAAAGGAATTTTTAATAAAAGACAATACAAGCGGTGGCGAATGGGATTGGGATATATTAGCAAATGAATGGGATACCGATCAATTGGAGGCTTGGGGATTGGATTTGCCGATTGATTTTAATACTGAAGTACTTGAAGCCGAAGAAGATGATTTTGAAGTTCCAGCAGATGGAATTGAAACGGATATTGTTTTAGGAGATTTGTTCGAAATTGGGGAGCATCGGTTGTTATGTGGGGATAGTACGGATAGCGATGCGGTGGCAAGGTTAATGGATGGGCATAAAGCGGATATGGTATTCACAGACCCTCCTTATAATATTGGGTTTAAAGGTTCAATGTCAAATAAAATGGTAAATGGTAAAAAAGCACCAGCAGATAGTGCAAATCAAAGACACGATGAAATAAAAAATGATGCAATGTCAGATGAGGAATTTTATAATTTTATATCTGATATATTAAAAGAAATAAAAATCAATTGTTTAGGAGCTTATTATATTTGTTTCGGAAGTCAAACATTAAACCAATTATTACAACCCCTTTTAGATTTAGGAATTGAATACAAGTCTATAATTATTTGGATGAAAAACCAAGCAATTTTTAGTGGTAAAGATTTTAAAAGTAGATACGAACCAATAGTTTACGGTAGATTTAATGATTTTTTTAATGGTGCAAGATTTAATGAAGAAGATATTTGGGAATTTGCAAGAACACAAAAAAACGATTTACACCCAACAATGAAGCCAATCCCTTTAATTGAAAATGCTTTAAATTATTCAAGTAAAGAAGGAATGAAAATACTTGATTTATTTTTAGGTTCAGGTTCGACAATGGTAGCCTCGCACCAACTTAAACGCAAATGTTATGGAATGGAATTAGACCCAAAATACTGCCAAGTTATAATTAACAGAATGAAGAAGCTAGACCCAACACTAGAAATAAAACGAAATGGCATACGACAGGAATAAAATATTTGAGCAGGCAAAAGAAGTAATTGTCAAACATAAACTCTTTTTTATAGAGGATATAGTTGCTTTTTTGCCTTGTGATAAAACTACATTCTATCGTTTCTTTGAACCCGATAGCAACGAATACAACGAGCTAAAAGGACTACTTGAAACTAACAGAGTAACGCTAAAAGTTTCAATGCGCTCAAAATGGTACACTAGCAACGCTCCAGCATTACAGATGGCTTTGATGAAACTGATTGCAACCCCGGAGGAGTTACGCAAACTATCAATGAATCACCAAGTGACAGAGGAAACGGAAAAACCTATATTTAAGCAAATAGATCTCGATGTTATTACAGACGACAGCGCAGAGTAAGATAAGACAGTTAAGAAAACGAGTAAGGATTGTGCAAGGCGGAACAAGTAGTTCCAAAACCTTTACAATCCTTCCGCTTTTAATTCAGTACGCAATGGACACGCCCAACTCCGAGATAAGTGTAGTGGCTGAATCGATCCCGCATTTAAAACGTGGGGCGTTAAAGGACTTTTTAAAGATAATGCAATGGACTGACAACTTCAATTCAAACAATTTTAATAAGTCAAACCTAACCTACAAATTTACAAACGGAAGTTATATTGAATTTTTTAGCGCAGATCAACCCGACAAATTAAGGGGAGCAAGGCGTGATGTTTTATTTATAAACGAGTGCAATAACATTACTTTTGAAAGTTACCAGCAGTTATCGATCCGTACAAAAAAATTCATCTATTTAGATTACAACCCAACGAATGAATTTTGGGTGCATACGGATTTGATAAACGATAGCAATTCGGACTTCATAATTCTAACGTACAAAGATAACGAGGCACTTGATCCAGCAATCGTAAAAGAGATTGAAAAGGCACAAGAGAAAGCCAAGACCTCCGCATATTGGGAGAACTGGTGGAATGTTTACGGACTCGGTCAACTCGGAACGCTGGAGGGGGTTATATTCGAGAATTACGAACTGATTGACACAATACCCGCCGAGGCAAAGTTAATCGGTTACGGATTAGATTTTGGATATAGCAACGATCCAAGCGCACTAATCGAGGTTCACGAGTACGATGGTAAGATTATTTGCAACGAGGTAATTTATAGCACCTCACTACTCAACTCCGATATAATAAACTTAATGAGCCAAGATAAACGTTTGCCGATTTGGGCAGATAGTGCCGAGCCGAAATCAATAGAGGAAATTCGCAGAGCAGGATATAATATCAAAGCGGTTGTGAAAGGTGCGGACTCGATTAATTTTGGTATTTCAGTCCTCCAACAAAGACAAATGTTAATCACAAAGTCAAGCGTTAACCTAATCAAAGAATTAAGGGCGTATAGTTGGGACACAGATAAAACTGGTAAAAAATTAAACATACCTTGTGGTCCAGATCACGCCATCGATGCGCTTCGATACTTCGCAATGATGCAACTTGCAATTAAACCCACACGAAAAGTAATAATTACATAAACAAAACCACATTTTTTAGTTATAATAGTATGAGAGTAGTAATTCCAACAGATTTAAAAGAAATAACCCTATCACAGTACAAGCGTTACCAAAAAGTGGTGGCAGATAATGCAGACGATGAAACGTACATTTGTATTCAGATGGTTGCTATATTCTGTAATATAGAAGTTGGCGATGTGATGAAACTTCCAGCGATTGAGTTTGCCGATATAGTTAAAACCATAGCACAAACACTCGACCAATCTCCTGCACTTACCAAAACATTCAAAATGAATGGCGTAAACTACGGATTTATTCCTAATATGGAACGCATCTCACTAGGGGAACACGCAACGATTGACACGTGTATGGGCAAAGATGAACTAACCGAGTTGATGTTATCAGTAATGTACCGACCAATCAAAAGAAAAGCGGGAGAGTTTTATGAGATTGAAGAGTTCACTGGCGATGAATCCCTTGCGTTAAATTTTAATGATACTCCGATGCATATAGTTAGAGGCGCAATGGTTTTTTTTTGGAGTTTATTCAGCGAATTATTACAGACCACCCTTTGCTCTATTCCCAAGATGGTAGCGAGGGAGAAGTTGAATTTGGAGGAAGTTTTACCGAACGCTGGGGATGGTATCAATCCTTTATCACAATTAGCCGAGAACTTAAAATTAGAATTTCAGACGTTGGAAAAGAGCCTTTATCTGAATCACTCACGCTTTTATCTTACTTAATAGACGAGAGCAAAGAGGAAGCACGTAGAATAAAACAAACACAACAGAAATGAACCAATACTATACCTGTTTAAACTTCATCCGAGATAGCATAAAAGGCGCACCTTTTGTTAATACAATCACTCAGGGAACTGATATAATCGACAACGTAAAAAAGAATATATTTCCGCTGGCCCATATTAATATTTTGAATGCATCTGCTCCGGGACAAAGCAATACTTTTACTTTTGAGATTGCGGTGCTAGATATTAGAAACGTGTCAAAGGTAAAATCAAATAATAAGTTTCTAGGCAACGATAATGAAATAGATAATTTGAACACGTGCCACGCCATTATTAATTATGCATTAACCAAAATGCAGTTATCGAGAAATGAGTTTGATATTGAAATCGAAAACATCTCAGATTTAACTCCGATACTTTTGGAATTTACAAACATGTTGGATGGTTGGAAAGTGGATTTAACGCTTTCAATTCCTAACAACGCAATGAGTGTTTGTTGTGAAGATTGATAACGTACAAGCGGCATTAAATGAGTTTGGGCAACTTGTTATAGATCGGGCAAAGTCTAATTTAAAGAAAGGAGGCAAATACGGTACTCACAATACAAGTAACAAGTTGACCAACTCTTTAAGATTTGAAACTAAGGAAATGCCGAGGAGTATTGAATTTGACTTTTACGCTGAGAGTTATTGGAAGTTTTTGGATTACGGAACAAAAGGAAGTAAGTCAAGTAGAAAAGCACCAAAGTCACCATATACCGCATCCGCCTCAATTAGTGCGATTGATAAATGGGTTGTAAGAAAAGGTTTATCGGGAACTAGAGGTAAAGATGGTAGATTTACAACTAGAAAAATGATGGTTGCTTCAATAACAAGATCCATTAATACAACGGGTACACCCGAAACAAAGTTTTTTAGAGAGGCGTTTGATACATCTTACAAAAGTTTGGATGAAAATATAGTTGAGAAATACGGTTTGGATGTTGAAACCTTTTTAAAGTTCACGTTAAAAGAAATAAAATGAAAGTAATATTTGTCAGAAGTCCTTATAAAATTCTAGTTGATGAAGCCACGCAGGTTTATACTAAATGCGTAGTTGAAATAATTGACCCTGCTGGAGTGCTACCAACTAAAACAGTAACACTAGAAAAGCAAATACCTGATACAGTTAATCGGGATTGCTGGTTTAATATTTCGCCTTACATAAAAGATGATATTGAAAACATAGCACCAAGCGCAATTACACCAACGGATGAGGATGCGAATATGTGGCGCAAGGTTACAGTTACAACCTATTGGAAAGTAAATTTAAACGATGAATGGACTGAATTAGAGTTGCAGGAGTTTGTTGCTGTAAATGGATATAATAACTATCAAGGTGGCTACAATCAATTTATTGAATCAGATGTTGTTTTATTAACCAATCCAAACGTAAATATTTATCGCTCAGATAATGAGCAATATTTTAACGTGCTTGTTGATTTTACAACTGGAACTTATGATTTAATTTACAGATATAGAAATTTGGTGGGTACAACTATTGAAAATGTAATTGTTATCGGTAGTGGTTATACTTCAGGAATTTATATGTATAAAGTTCCTTATAGAACTGCAACTGCTGGACTTGAAAACGGTAATAGCGTACAAGTTAGACTAGATACAACAGAGCCTGAACAACCTTTAATTTACTTTTTAAATGGCGATGATTGTCTTTACACTCCGATAAAATGCGCATTTGTAAACTCAAAAGGCGGGTGGCAGTACCTAACATTCTTTAAAGCACGTACAGACAGCTATGAGGTAAAGAGCAAAGGATTTAATTTACTTGCCGATGCAGTTGATTACAATCCATTAAGAGGGCAAAAGAAGGAGTTTAACTTTAATATGATGCAAAGCGTTAAACTTAATACTGGCTGGGTAGATGAAAACACAATCGAGTTACTTGTAGAATTAATGACAAGCGAAACTATTTTACTAGATAACGAGCCAGCAACTTTAAAAGACAAATCTTTGCAAAAGAAAACGAGGTTGAGAGATAAAATGATTAACTACGAAATGAATTTTGAGTACTCGTTTAACCTAATAAATGATGTAGATTAATATGGTAGGAATTTATATTTACATAGATGAATTAATTGATGACGTATTAACTCCGATTTCAAAACGAATAGAGTTATTTGACGATGAAACTATTAGCATAACTTCATCTATTCAGAATTTTAATGACTTAGGAAAAATATTTACCGACTACTCAAAAAGTTTTACAGTTCCAGCAAGTGCAGTAAATAATAAAATCTTTTCATATTGGTACGAAAATGCAGTAAGTGATGGATTTGACCAACGTAAAAAGTATTTTGGCAGAATAGAGATTGACGATATACCTTTTCGCTTTGGTAAATTTCAGTTAGAGAAAGCAGATAAAAAAGATAATATGGTAGAAAGCTATACTATCAATTTTACTGGCAATTTAACACAATTAAAAGACAGATTTAAAGAGGATAAATTAAATAGTTTGACTGATGAAAATAATGTAAGTTATTATGATCAATTAAATTTTCAATACAATCAATCAAATGTTAGTAACGTATTAACTAGCGGAAGTTTATTTCCTTATGTTGCATTTCCTTTAATTGCAAGTGATAGGCGTTTTGAATGCGGAACTGGTAGCGGTTCAGATATTACAACACCAAGCGGCGAAATAGATACGAGAAAATTATTTCCAGCAATTCCAGTAAGTAAAATATTTGAATACATACAAAGTAGGTACGGCATTACTTTTAGCGGTGTGTTTTTTCAAAGTTTAGTGTTTCAAAAATTATGGTTGTACTTAAAAAATGCTGAAGAATTTACAGTTAGAACAGAGCCAATACAAGTAGATATTTTTAATGCTACTTCAACTAGTATTTTTAATTTAACTACAAATGAACTGTTTTTTAAATTTGGCACTAGTTTACCTAGCGTATTAGGGGCTGACCGTTGGCAAGTTTATTTAACAATATCCCCATCTGATAATGAAATAGAATATACATTAATGATTTATGATAATGGTGTTTTATATCAAACTTACGAAAATCTTTTAGGCGAAAATGGACTTACTATTTTTGATAAAATTCTCACACAAGAAGCTCCAGTTAATGGGGATTGGATAACTCATAGATTTACTTTTTTTGTTAGTTCAAATTTACCATTTACATTTCATTCAAGATTTGATGTAAGAAAAGATATACAATATTTTCCAAATCCGCCTGCCGCATTATTTGAGGCAAATACACTAACTCCAGTTAATCAAAGCACGACATCAAAGTTAAATATTCAAAATTACGTTCCCGATATTACAGTAGAATCTTTTTTAATTGGAATAGTAAAAGCGCATAATTTAATGATTATTCCGTTAAGCGATACATCTTTTGAGTTTATAACGATGGATGCGTATTTTGAGCGTGGTAGATATTTAGATATTACGAAATATTGCAGCACAGAATCGGAGCAAATAAGTAAACCTAGAATATGGAAATCTATTAAATTTTTATTTGAAAAGTCAGAGAATATAATTAATAACGCTTTTCGTGGTTTGTTCAATCGGGAGTATGGCGATTTGGAGTTTACAAATGAAAATATTTCAAGTACTGAAGTTTACGAGGTTAAACTGCCTTTTGAAGATATAATGTATGAGAGATATATCCCACCCATTACAGACGGAACAACAGTAACTAATTTTGTAACTGCAACGATATGGAATAAAGACCAACAAGCGTACACGCCTAAGCCAATTTTAATGTATGATAATAATTATCAAATTTTAAAAGTAGACGGCACAACTACTAACATAAATTATGATTTTGGAGGTAGTAATTTTACCTCAAGTAATTACAGAAGATTTACAAACGAAATAGAAATAGCAGGAACTGATGGAGCATTTTTATACGGCTTTAATTTTAGCGATGAGTTAGGCGTTGTAGATACTAGCGCAGCAGAGCCAAAAGGTTTATATGGTGCATACTATGCTAACTATGTAGAAAATCTTTACAATATTAGAACTAGAAAAGTAACTGTAAAAGCAATGCTAAACACTTTACTTGTAAACAGCATTCAGTTATATGACAGAATAATTTACAAGAATAAACGCTACACAATTAACACGATGACAGTTGATTTAACAACTAAGGAAACAACCTTTGAATTGTTAAGTGATTTTAGGCAGTTTACTGATTCAAATGTAGGTTTAAGAAATACAAATATTGAAAATTTAGTTATTAATAATACAGCACAAGGATTTCAAGTACAAGTATTTTTAAATGATAATGACTATTGGCAAGCAAAAGCATCATTTGGCTTTTTAGCAGGAAGTTATTTTCAAGATGATACTTTTCAAGATGCGATTTTAGATGTTTCAGTTCCAGCAAATGGAACTGCATCAGATAGAAGCGGAAATATAGTTATACAGTTTTACAAAGACGGAGTCGGAAAATCAATACAAATACCAGTTTTTCAAAATGCTTAAACAAATACTAGAAATGCTACAAATAGCAGAGGACTATAAAGGCAACGAGACAATAGAAATCGCAAAGGGAAAATATCAATATACAAATAATTGGGAATTATTTAAAAAAGCGGCAAAATGGCAATAGAAAAAGTAATTGATATAAAAGTACAAGGCAACGCAGATGAGGCGGTTGGTTCTTTACGTTCACAATTAAGAGCAGCGCAAGCCGATGTAGCTGCATTATCTGAAAAGTTTGGCGTTACTTCACAAGAAGCAATTAATGCGGCTAAAAAAGCGGGAGAATTAAAAGATAGGATAGGCGATGCAAAGAGTTTAACTGATGCGTTTAATCCGGATGCTAAATTTAAGGCGTTGAGCAGTTCACTCGCTGGAGTGGCTGGTGGTTTTGCTGCGGTACAGGGAGGAATGGCTTTATTTGGTGCTGAATCTGCGGAAGTTGAAAAGACACTTTTAAAAGTTCAAAGCGCAATGGCTTTGAGTGCGGGTTTACAAGCGATTGGAGAAAGTATAGATAGCTTTGAGCAATTAAGCGCAGTAGTTCAAAATTCAACTGCATTTAAAAAGCTTGACACTTTAGCAACCGCAGCGGCAACCGTAGTGCAAAGATTGTTTTCAAGTGCAGTAACTACAACAGCAGTATCATTTAACGCTTTAAAAACCGCAATAGTTTCAACCGGTATTGGTGCGCTTGTTGTCGGTTTAGGTTATCTAGTTGCAAAAATGAATGAAAGTTCAGATGCAACAGAGGAAATGACCGAAAAACAAAAAGCACTTAATAAGCAATTAGAATACGGTAAAGAATTAGCAGATGCAAATGCAAAAGGCATCGATTATAATACGCAAATAGAATTAGCAAATGCTAAAAAAAGAGGTGCAAGCGATAAGGAATTAACACAAATAAAAGTAGATGGCATTAACGCTAGATTAAAAGCTAATAATGAAGAAATAAAATCGATTGAATCTACTCAAAAAGAGGGTTATAATTTAACAAAAGAGCAAAACAAAAGAATACAAGAATTAAGAAACGAGGCTTTAGATTTAGAAAGAAAAGGCAGGTTAGAAATTGCTAATTTTAATGCAGATCAAGCGGAAAAACAAAGAGAAGCCGAAAAGAAAAGCGGTGAGGAAAAAACAGCAAATACAGAAAAAAATAAAAAAGAAGCGATTGCACAAGCGCAAAAGGAAGCCGAAGAACTTTTAAGAATTCAACAAGAATTTGCAAAAAAATATAGGGATTTACAAATTGAAGAGGGATACAAAGCGCAGGATGATATTGAAGCAGCTAGAAAAGCAAATGCGGATCGATTACTTACTGAGCAAGAATTAGCTATAAAAAACGAAAATGATGCTTATAAAATTAAGTACGATAATGCGGTAAAAGCTGGGCAAGACACCGAAGAATTAGAGATACAACATTTAAACAATTTAAATGATATAAATCTTACTGCACAAGATAAAAGATACTTACAATTAAAGGAAGCCGCCGACAAAGAGATTGCTTTAGATGCAGCAATTAAAGATGCAAAACGTTCGGCATTAGATACGGGACTTAATATATTAATGCAGTTTGCAGGTAAAAATAAAAGTATTGCCTTAAGTATTTTAGCAATACAAAAAGGTTTAGCAATAGCAGATATTGTGGTCGGAGCGGCTAAATCAATAGCGGCAGCACAAGCGGCACTTGCAGCAACTCCAGCAGTAATTGGAGTAGTTCCAAATCCGATGTATGCAGTGCAAGCGGCAGCAACGGTAAAAGGAATTGCATTAACAAAAATTACAGCGGGAACATCTATTGCTTCTATTTTAGCGGCTGCAATAGGTCAAGCGGGTTCAATTACTTCGGGAGGTGGATCAGGAGGTGGCGCACCATCGATGAGTGGAGGCGGAGCAACAGGTGGAGCAGCACCTCAATTTAACGTGGTAGGCAACAGCGGAGTGAATCAATTAGCCGATATAATGAATACTCAACAACAAACTCCAGTCAAAGCATACGTAGTTCCGAGCGATGTTACAACGGGGCAATCACTAGATCGCAACATCATACGAAACGCGTCACTAGGATAAAAAGTTTATAACAAACAAATTTAATTTAGTCTATAAAGTATGCAAACGTACAAGGTAATATTAAACGAAAATGATGAGAGCGGAATTTACGCAATTTCGTTAGTGGATGATCCAGCCACAAAGGAGTTATTTATTTCACTTAAGGCAGAGCAAACAGATATTCAACTTGCAACAGCAAATGAGGAGAAAAGAATTGTAGTTGGGCCAGTATTAATACCAAACCAGCTAATAATGAGAAACGATCCCGATGGAGGCGAACCGTTTAATATTATGTTTGAAGCGGAAACGATTGCAGAAATTCACGAAAAGTTTATTAAAAATGGATTTCAAAATAATTCAACTATCGAACACGATGGGAAATTGATTGAAGATGTAACCTTTACGGAAACGTGGATAAAAGAGGATGAAGTACACGACAAGTCGGTTTTGTATGGATTTAAGCACCCGATTGGCACATTATACGGAATGCAGAAAATAAATAATGATGAAGTTTGGAACGATTATATTAAGACTGGGAAAGTGAAAGGCTTTTCAATAGATGGTACAAAATTCGGATTAGAGAAAATTAATTTAAATACTAACTATATGAATCTAGAAGCGATTGCAAATGCAATTAAAGAGGGGTTTGCAGCGATAAAATTATCGAGCGATAACCCAACACCGGAAGTGGTGGATGTAAAACTAGCCCAAATGAGACTTAGCGATGGCGTTACAGTTTTAGAGGCAGAGAGTTTTGAAGCTGGTCGAGAAGTATATATCGTAGCTGAAGATGGCACGACTACTCCTGCTCCAGTAGGCGAACACGAATTAGAAGATGGAAACGTCTTGATAATTACAGAAGCGGGAATTATCGCTGAAATCAGAGTTAAAGAAATGGAAGCTGAAGAAGTGGAAATGAGTAACGATGAAAAATTTGAAGCGTTAATCAAAACTATCGTAATGAATTTGTCTAGCGAAGTAGCAAAACAAATGAACGATCTTAAAGTTGAATTGAAAGCGGAAATTTCAGAAGCTAAAGAAATTCAATTAAGCGCAAGTACAAAAGCAAAACCCGAAGTAAAAGAATCAAAACCTTTCGAGGCGATGACAGCTTTGGAGAGACACAGAGAAATCAAAAAACAATTAAAATAACAACTAAAAACTAAAAAAAATGGCAATAAGCTATACACCAGTAGACATTAGAGGGGTTGCAGTAGAACCAATCCTTGAGGAAGTATTATTCGCAAATAAAACCATTAGCGATGGATACGTAACATTTAACGACAACATCAAAGCAGGTACAATCTTTACAGAGGCTGGAGTTGACGTAACAGCACAACTATACACCGGAAGTGCTTTGAGTTCAAGCGGAAGTATCAACATTACAGACCGTACAATTACACCTACAAAATTAGAGTACAAGCAAACATTCTTACAAGAGGCTTTACGTACTTCTAGATTTAACAGA